AACTACTCTCAACCGCGCTCAAGGCGGTTTATGAGAACAAGGACGTGGCAGAGGACGTAAAGCGGGCCACGCTGGATATGCTTATTTATGGCAGGGGCTATCAGGGCATCTTCTGGGACGCACAGGATGATGGCGGGGACGGGAATATCGGCTCTTATACCGTTTCCCCCTTCAACATATTTATCGACCCCCTCGCCCACACCATTGATGACGCTGAATACTGTCATGTGCGTCACCTGCGTTCTCCTTTCTACGTTTTAACCAAGTATGGAGTAGAAACACAGACCGACGCCAAGGACGAGTTCACCAATGCCGAGGGCGTTGAGGTCATCGAGTCGTGGTACAACCCCGATGCGACACTTCCCAATGGGAGACACATCATCTGGGCAGCATCTTCTCCAAAGAAGCCATTTGTCGATGAAGAACTGACCTATCCCTTCCGGCGTATTCCCATTGTGGACTACGTGGTCGATGATACATCTACTGGAGAGCGCAAGTCGATGGTTGGCGATCTGTGGGGCAGCCAGAAGTCGTTTATGAAGACGCTGGGTTATCTTCTGGACAATCTGATGCTGACGCAGAACAGCCAGTGGATTACTAAAGACCAGGGCATGCCCGACCACCTCTCCAACGAACCTGGCCTTGTCCACAAGAGTGACTATGACCTTGCGGCATTGCAAACCATCCCCCTTTCCCCCGCTTGGCAAAACACCGTGGGGATGCTTCAGGGCATCATGCCCGACATCAGCGGCGTACGGCAAGTCAACTACGGCGCGACCTCTGGTGGTGTGACGGCGGCTAGTGCCATCGTTGCCCTGCAAGAGGCGGGCAAGACCATCAAGGAACTCAAGGCAGATGGTATACAGCGGGCCGTTGGATTGTGGGGCCTCATGGCAGTAGAACTCATGCGGTGGTACACATCCGACCAGTGGGTGGACATTGCGGGAACGCAGCCCGACCCTACACAGATGGACAGTGTATTCGATGTTTCTATCTGTTACTCCGAGGCCCTTCCTGCCGACAAGGAAATGAGGATGAACCTTGGCAACCAGTTTGTCAATCTGAAAATCATTGACCCCGAAGGACTGGGTGAACTTACGGGCGACCCCGTTCTCATTGGAATCATTGGTCGTGCACAGGAGCGCATCAAGGCGGCGGCTCTGGCACAGATTCAGGCGGCAACCCCGCCACAGAACCCGCCACAAGGAGGTCTCGGTGTTACCCAATAACGTGACAACCCCGAAAAGTGCGTTGGTGCAACAGATTGCTAAACGGCGATTAGGAAACTCTCCTATCGTACCGACTGCACCAACCGCTCCCGTGACTCCGCCCGCCATGCAAGGAGTATTCCCTAATGCGGACAGCACAATGCAAGAGACACTTCGTCGGATAGCCGGACTCAGAACTACGCTCGGAATTACCTAGGAGGTAAAATGGCCCTAAATGCAAAAATGCTCGGAAACGCCCTTGCCAACAGGTCACGCGGCCTTTCAAGCGACGCTTCAAAACAAATCAACCCTGGCAATATGCCAATTAACAACACCCCCGACATGCCCCCCGTTGAACCGACATCTACCTTTGACGTTCCAGTAGAAGCGCTACAGGGCGTCGTCGAAGGTGACGTTCTTACGGTGACTGCTGTCGTGGGCGATAAGGTGACGTTGACTAAAGAACCGGCAGCACCGGTAACAGAACCAACAGCCCCACCCATTCAATAGGAGGACTTAATGCCCAAGGGCGCATTCGTTCGCACTCCCGAAATGCGGGCGAAAATATCAGCATCTCTCACCGGACGCTCTAATCCGCACGTGGGGGTTCCGCAATCTGATGTCGCTCGGGCGAAGGTATCTGCGGCACAGAAGGGACATATTACGAGTCCCGAGACACGGGCAAAGATATCTGCCACACTTACCGGCCATAAAGCATCGCCGGAAACATGTGCAAGGTTGTGCGTTGCGCACGCGAATCCATCCCCTGAAACTCGCGCAAAAACGTCTGCCACGCTGATGGGGCGCATTATGTCTCCCGAAACCCGCGCCAAGATATCTATTGGAAATTGGAGGGGCGGTCAGGGAGTGTCTTGGAGAAAGTCTCGCGCCAAACGCCGCCTTCTTGGTTGGAACCTCCTGAACTCATGGTTTCCCAACAGCGACGGGCATCACATTAACAAGGAGGACGTAATTTATATTCCCTCAACCCTGCATGACAGCGTTAAACACAACGTCTGGACAGGCAAGAACATGGACAAGATTAACGCACTGGCAGGGCAATACCTGACCGAAGATTGGACATAAAAATCCCTAAGGAGGATTTATGCCATTGGAAGACAAAGGCAACGTTGTAACGTCGGGAAGTCCTGAATCGTTCTTCACCGATACGGACGAAACTCAGGCCCTCGCGGCCCAACAGCCTGTAACCCCCGACGACGCAGGAACGGAGCAGCCATCATCAACTGAGAACGCCCCTTCACAAGTGGCGCAGTGGGATGGTTCCAAGTTCAAGTTCAAGGCAGCGGGGAAGGAGTGGACACCTAAAGACCAGGCCGAACTTCTAAAGTGGGCTTCGTACGGCGTCAACTATGACACGAAGGCGCAAGCCCTAAACCGTCAGAAGGCAGAATTTTACGCACTCAAGAAGCAACTGGAAACACCGGCGCCCCCCGTAAAAGAGGAAGCTCCCACGTTTGACCCATTTGCTGCTCAACCCGACCCCGAAGTGGTTGCATTGAAAACCAGACTCGCGGAGTTGGAAGAGGGCGTGAAATCTTCTCTCTCGTACGCAGAGAAGCAACAGCTCGGTGAAACGGATACCGCACTCGAAAGTGGCCTTACGGCCCTTACAAAAGAGGGTGTTGAGTTATCCGGCCCAGATCGTGATGAGCTGTTCCTCGAACTACAGGAGAGGGTCGATGCACTGTCCGACAAGGCGGTGGACTCACCTGAAAAAATCGTACGTCTTGTGAAAGCAACATATTACGACCTCCACCCCGAAGCACTTGATTCCATTGTGGAGAAGCGGGCTAACACCCGTCTAGACGAACTTAAAAAAGGCATCAGTGGAAAGACCGTCGTAGAGGGCGGCTCCAAGGGTGCAGCAAAGGGAACCATCCATCCCAAGGACTTCCGGGAAGCCGGAGACCAGCTTGAGGGGGCCTGGGACTCGCTCGCATAAACTAACAGGAGGACTCAAATGTCCATTATCAGTCAACTCGATGCCGCAACTACGGCATATTACCTTCCTCTCGTCAACAACATTTATCAGGATGACCCGCTCATCAAGCGGTTCATGGCTAAGACGCGCAAGGTCAGCGGTGGCTCCATCATCAAGGTTCCGCTTATCAACTCGCAGGCATGTTCCGGTGGCCCGTACGTCAAGACCGACACCCTGACCATCGTTCAGAGTGATGTTCTGACCGAAAACCACTTCCACTGGTCGCACTACTTCAGCGGAAATGCGCTGAACAAGATCGACATTATGGAAAACTCCGACAAGGCGCAGATTGTCAACCTTCTGACCGTCACCATGCAGAGTATCAAGGACAACCTCCAGAGCACCCTCGCAAGCGACCTCATGGTTGCTGGTGCAACAGGTGCCATCACCTCTGTCCACGAATTCCTTGATTACACCAACTACGCCACCGTCGGCGACATCGACCGCAGCGTTCCGTCTGGCTACTTCTACAAGTCCAACCTCACGGCCTCCGCTGGCGCACTCACGTACGAGATGCTTGCAACCAAGATGAACGAGTGCAAGAAGCTCGGCAAGAAGTTCCCCGACCTTATCGTCACCACACAGGCCATCTGGGAAAAGCTTTGGAGCATGAACTTCGCCAAGGTCGGCTTCCAGAACACGCAGCAAGCCGTCAGCGAAAACGGCCCCAAGTTCTGGGGCACCGATATTATGTGGAGCGACAAGGTTCCGACCGGCGAGATTTACTTCATCAACACCGACCACATGTTCCTCATCGTTCACCCCAAGGACAACCTCTCATGGAGCGGCTGGGTAGACATGGAGCCTATCAAGCGCACCAAGGTCATCGAGGGTTCAGTTGGCATCACCCTTCAGCTCGTTTGCGACTTCCCCATGAGCTGTGGCTTGCTTCAGGGAGTGACAGTAGCCTAACGTGCTAGTCCGAAATGCAAGCGAACAGGACATAACCCTTTCCATCTCGGGCAGAACCGAAGACTGGAAAAAGGGAACGTCCATCGAACTCTCTGAGGGCGAGTGGAACCTGATTATGGGTTCTACCGGCCCAGAGAAGTTACAGGCAAGAACTTACTGGGAGGGGCAGTTTCCTGACTGCCTCCCCAGATTAATCCCGCAACGCGGGAGAGTTTCCAAGGAGGAATCTCATGGCAACGGGATATGACGCTGGATTGCCCGTTCAGGGGGAACCCGTTTTTGGAAACGGGGAACTCAAGACGGTAAAGGCAAAGACGTTCGTTTACGACTTCACCAAGATGGGTGGGGCTATCGGAGACTACATTCTCGGAAAGCTGCCCATCAATGCGGTTATTCTTGACATTGCCGGTTATTGGACGACCGCCTTGGCCGGTGGAACCGCCGTCACGCTTGGTTCTGCCTCCGCAGGGGCGCAGTTCATGGCGGACATGGTTACAACGGGGCAGACCGCAGACACGTTGATTTGCGGTGTAGCGGAGGTAGATACAAAGTCAAGGATTGCACTTGCCGCTGACACTAGCATTTATCTTACCTGCACGGGTGCTATCACGGCGGGGAGATTGGTCGTAACCTTCATCTATTTCGTAACCGACATCGCCTAGGGCGGTGATGTATGGCTAGAAAACAATTTCCCTATTTCAACGTTTCTGATATTGTGGCTGCTTTGGTTGGGGGCATAACCGCCACCGAACTCAATACTGCAGCAGTTACAACCGTAAAGATTGCCGATGCAAACGTAACCCTTGCGAAACTTGCAGCGGGCATTGTGCCGTCTCATGTGGCTAAGTATGCCGGAACAATCACATGGTCTGGTT